TTCTAGGTTCATTGCTGACCTTCTTTCGTTGTTGTTATATCGGATATTATACATTAGGGGACTGACATTTCTCTACTTACTAGCGAGTAATTCCAAATAGTAAGACGCTCAACTCATGTGATTAATCTCACAAAATTCCAGGGGTTTTATAACTCTTTCATAACGACACGCCCGACCCCGTGCCTTTGCGGGCCAGCTTGACTTTGTCAAGCCGACACGCCGTATTTATTTAATTTTATCTAGAATCTTTTCTAATTCCTTTAGTTGTTCTAGGTTGAGGTGATCTAGTTGAATCGCTTTCTCAAATCCGAATAGGTCTTCCATTAGTTGCCCCTCATCATCTCTCTTAGGTCTGCCTTTAGTTCGTGCCACATCATGCGCCCCATATAGAGGGCGGGGATAGCGATACCTAGTTGCACTAGTGTAGTTAGTATGCGATTAGTAGTCATTAGTTATCCCCTACCTTGATAGACATTACATTAGCGGTAAATTTTGTTTTCTTGCCTAGTTCGCTAGCGTTAAGCGATTCGATTAGGTGGTCAATAGCCTTAACCTCATGCGCTACATTGTCGATAGATAGTAAGCGAGAGCCTTGCCAAATTGAGTAAGTGATAGTCATTATTAGTTCTCCCATGTTAGTGCGAATAGTTTGGCTAGTTGTTCATCATCTTCATCATCGAAATCATCAACGGGTGGTTGTTCGGTTTCTTCATCTTCTAGGTACATGTCTGCGACATCTTCCTGAATTGTATCCCACTTAGAGATTGAGTTAGTTTCGTATGAGTAAGCGTATGACATTTTTTCTTCTTTCGTTAGTTCGTTATGTTGTAATTGTAGCGGATAAGTCTGACAAATCGGGGAGGTGGAGGGGGTGTGTCGTGTGAGATACCTCACAGACAGTTAATGCACTCGCAACCCTTAGAGCGGATAAGGTAGGCAAGGACTTCCTTGCGTGTGTATGTGTCTAACCCATAAGATGAGGACACGCCACCATTGTGGTATTCATGCACGATAGTGCTAAAGAGTTGTTCGGTTAGTTGAGTCATTTTGACCCCTTTCTTTTTGTTATACCTTAATTATTGCATGGGGGTCTGACAAATTGCAACTCTCAAAGGGTGCAATTCGGACATTCTGCCAAAATACTTTGTGAGATGGCTCACATTGCCAAAATCTACACGCTCAATATGGGCGGTCTATCCAAAATGTCCGATTTTCTCACAGGTGTGTATCGTACAAGAAAAAAATATATTAACATTTTTTGAAATTTGAAAAAGTGATCAACTGAAATTACGTAATGGTAAAATTGTATTATGAAAAAATATTTGACGCCAGATAAACGTGTTTGGGCAGTAGAAAATTTTCTTTTAGAAAAAGAAATTCAGGAAATGGAAGAACACATTGAGGCGGCAGACTGGGCAACTATCCCTGGTTGGAGCAACGGGGTATTTGCTAATAACACAACAAAGTTCAGTAAAATAGGTCTTATAAAAAGCAGATTGCACGACCTTACAGATAAAAAATATAATTGGCGTGGGCAGGGGATAATAATGAGAATCCCTGTTGGGCATACCATGAATGAACATGTTGACGACTATAACGATGAGCAGGATGCAGAGATATATGACTACATGTCTGCGGTTGTATATATAAACGATGATTTTACTGGTGGTGAGCTTTACTACAGTAATCTAAATATCGAGTATAAGCCTAGCCGTGGATCGATTGTCTTTCACCCAGGATTCGAAGAGCTATACAAGCATGGCGTCAAAGAGGTTGGGGGAAAACCCAGATACGCTATGGGATTTGTTGGGAAAAGCTTGACACCGAAAATATAAATAGTATACTTTTTGTAGGGGGGTCGGGGGGTCAGTAAATCAATAAATATAAATATATAATATATATAAGACCTAAGACCTAAGATCAAGTGAGTAGTATACTATAAATATGAGATCAGTACTACTAATAGGAGATTGTCACTCGACTAGAGTTTGGCAACACTGGAATCCAAATGAGTGCAAATTAGATTTTAAAGTGTGGGGACTTGCTGGAATGACAGCATACGCATTCGACCCAGAAAAGCTTAGACAAGAAAAGACACTATCCAGCGGCATCGAGAACTACAATATGTTTGTTATGGACAAGCATCCAGATGCATGGAAAATATCCTTTGACTATTTTAAAAGAGCAGATCTAGTTTTAGTTTGGCTAGGATATGTTGACATTAGGCAGTGGTTACCAAAGCATAAGAATACAGAAGAAGTAGTCATAAATTACCTAGAGCGTGTAAGGTCATATTACAGAGGATCTAGAATTCAACTTATCGAACCACTACCACAATTCACTGAAATGCTTTTAAAGTACGAAGGAATTTCTCCAAGCTACACTTATGAAGAAAGACAAGAAATAAATAAGATATTTATCGACACTATGAATGCATATGCAAAAGAACACAATATGCTTAAGCCAATAACTCAAGATGAGATCAGAGAGGCAGTCGGACTTGAAGAGTTTACTCCAGAAGATTGTGCAACCTTTGCTCCACATCCACAGGACTCATTAAAAAGAGAATACTGGAAAAAAATATATGATCTGTTTATACAAAAGTCAGAAAGCATACTACCAGCAGAAGAAAATTTAGCAAAAAATATAGCCATAGTATCTCCACAAGGTTCTGGCAATACTTTTGGAAAGTCTGTTCTAAGCAGCATAAACTTGAACTGCAGTGTGCTTCCAACAAACCACAGTATAAATAAATTAAGAGATAAAGATACGAATAGAATATTTTTATTAAGAAATCCTTATCACGCAGTAGCGTCAGCAGTAGAATTAGAAATTAGTAATTTAAAAAAACAAAAGATGTATGCAATAGAGAGAAGGCAGCAAGAGAATCAAATCAAAGAATCAGCTGCAAACTACATAGAGTCATATAGACTGTTTGTTGAAGAAGCAAAAAACAATAAAGATGTTGTTTCTTTTACTTTTGAGTTTCTAACACAACAGACAGAAGGCTTTATTGAAAAAGTAATAAAAGCATTTGATCTAAAATCAAAAGATTATGTATTTAACAAAGACTACTCCTTAGACAATGTTAAGAACCAGTCGCTACCAGGTAGAGATAGAGCTCCAAGAGAAAAGTCGGAGACTAGAATTTTAATAGATGAAGTAGTTTCAAATATGGATCAAATAAAGCCAGTGTATAATATATACTTAATCTACAAAGAAGAGATAGAGAGAAATCAAAATGATTGAATTAAAGATAAACTCAATGCCAGGGTCTGGTACTAACTATTGCAGCACAATTTTAGAAAAAGCTTTTGGGCAATGGTTTCAAACAACACATCAACCACACCTATTGAGCGAAGGCGGGAACCAAGTATTCATTCTACGCAATCCATATTCAGCAATACTATCTGGACTTCAAAGACACTTTCAGTTTATAGATTCTCCAGACCTACAGCAGTTTGATATTAATGACGAAGCAGTTCTAAAAAACAAAGTTAAATATTACAATACACTCTATAACGTATTTCTAGATGACTACAATCAAGATAATGTATACGCATGCGTGTATGAGGATATGAGAGATAACCCATTAGGACTTGCACAGAGAGTGTCTCTAAAATTTGGAATTCCATTAGTAGCTACAGAAATTACAAACGATTGGGTGGAGGAAAAGCTGGTATCTAACTTATCAGATCCAAATTACCCTATTGGTAAAAGAAATAGATACATGGCAGTACCAGAAAGAGATATTCTTAAAGCAGCAGTGGATTCTAGTGAAATAGTAAAACAAACTTATGATAGATATTGGGAACATAAGTCTAAAATTGCAGTCAACTAGAATTATGGTATACTAATACTATGAAATGTGATTTTTGTGATAATGAAAAGTACGTACAGAGACTTAACTCTAAAGGCGTACTAGAAAATTTCTGCAACAACTGCATTCAAAAGTTAATTAAAGGCGGGAAATGAAGACAATAATCTGGGTAGGCATTATAGCTATCCTAGTTCATATATGTGGGTTAATCCTACAATTAATAATGAACTAGGGGATATAGCTTAATCTGGTTAAAGCACTTGTCTTATATACAATAGATTCTGGGTTCAAATCCCAGTATCCCTACAAGGAGATCAGAATGAACTGGATACAGTTTGGTATTATATTTGGACCAATAATTGTTTTGCTTATTGCATTCTGGGAGGATATCAAGTGAAAAAGATCTGGGCATCAATAGTCGTAATTGCGACAGCAATTCTCTCTGGAGCTTTGCTATCTAATTTTTTAAATTGGGCGGGACAGGAAGAAATCTTTGATTTTGACCTAAATGAAGATATAGACAATGAACTCTCAGCACTATAGGGTATAGATCAATATATATCCTAGTCAACTAAAATATAGCAATATTGTCTTTGTCAGATTCTGTCAGAATGGGTCTTAGAAGGCCCTAGAAGGCTAATAGAGAATTTAACCAGTGTAACTGGTAGAGTTTTACTCAGAAAGCCTTATTTGGCCCTGTATCTCTTGAATTTGAAGAAATTAATTATTGAAGCAATTCTCTTTTCGATCTTCATCTCCATTTGTGCTTGATGAGATTCATTCTGGAAATAATCAGATTGAAAGTATGGGCTCTTCATCATCTTGCTAAAATGGTCTCTACTCATATATCCTCCAAATGGTTCTTCTACCGCCGCCGCACTTCAATTTTTTCACTTTCGCACTTAATGCTCTTTGAATTCGGACATAAATGTAGCTGCTAATTCTTTTCCTTCAAGGCCAGATTCCTGCATAGCTTTAATTCTGTCCTTTGAGAACTGTGGGTTCTCTCTTAGAGGCTGCATCCAATTATTAAGCTCTTCTTCTGTACCGTTTCCTATTTGCTCGTAGTATTCTGGAGTTTTGTAGTTATGGAAAGTTCCTGGGTTATCTTCTGCCTTTAATGAGAAGTTTGAGAAGGCATAACGAACACCAGAAGTTACTTCTTTTACTCCGTGGCTATATGGATCAAATGCACTGTGGATAATGATGTCTCCACGCTCTGGAAGATATTCGTACTGCCCAGGCTGTCTGTTCTCGTCAGTCTTTACAGTGCCATCTGGATTGATATCTGGATAGAAAATCTCTCCTCCAGTAAATTGACCAAAATAAGCTACTACACCATAGTCGATTACGCAACATGTTGCATATTTGTCGTCTTGGGATAATAGGTGGCATGCGCCTTTTCCAGGGCTATCAGAGTGTGTAAACATTCCACCGTCCCCAGGTCTTACATTTAAAATTGATTGTGATGGATGGATTACGTAGTGAGGATACAATAGCTCACTTACAAATTCCCAAAACTCAAGAAGTCTTTTTGGTCTAGGTGCCATCTTATTTGCGTACCAGCTAATAAGTGTTCCCTCATACTTGAATGAATCTCTGTAGTCGAGACCGTTTAGCTCTCTTTCCAAATCAAGCATTAAGTCTTCTGGTAATATATTTTTAAACAAGAATATTCCGCTTGGTGTTCCATAAGCGTCTGTGTAGCTAGAAAGCTTTATACAATCTGGTCTATCGTAAAAATACATTTATGCCTCCATTGTTTTATAACCTAATTGTATCACGCTTAAAGTATTAAAAAACCCTAGTCAGAGGCGGATCCGACTAGGGTTTTACAGGGAGCAAAACTCAACCTGAAATTTAAGTATAGGATATTAAATTTTAAAAGTCAATCATTTTCTTCTGGAGTATAAGCTGGAGCTGGACCTAAAAGATACCCCTGCTCGTGGTACTGAATCATTTTGGTAGTTTCTTCTTGCCCTACTAGACCTTTTGCGATTAAGCTCATCATGTCGTATATTCTGTGAAGCATAATGTAGTTAACCATAGGAAGATTATCCTCTAGGCTGTCTGTTTTTTTATTAAGGTCTTCCTGCATCTTCCCACCAGATCTCTCTGCCTGCTGCATCTGTTATTATAATTTCTTTAGACTCATTTTCAATCCTGCAAATGCATTCACCTCTGCACATTTTGAACCCCCTCAACACTTTTTACTATTTTATCATATGTTGATGTTCCGATATTCTTTTTATACTCACATTCTAGGCAATATAAAAATATATTATCTTCTAAATCTTGATTACAAAAAAGAATGGATTGGTCTACTGGGCATAAAAGCTTTTCAACCAATCCTTCTTCTGACATGGAGATGTAAGTTGATACGTATTGTATCCTCATCCCATCTCCTTTACTTTGTCGGAAATTTTAAATAAAATTCCTTAGCTCTTGGGGTCATACCCTTCCAAGCTGACCAATCACTGCCGCCATCGGTCATGTAGTACGTTATCTCTGCGTTTGTTACTGGGTCGAATAACTCCTTGTTACTCTTTAGATTAAATTTCTCAAGTCTTTCAGGACCGAGATTTCCAATCATGTTTATCTGAAATAGTCCGTAAGAACTATCTCCTGTATTCCTATTCCCGTTATATGCAAGCGGTCTTCCATTAGATTCACGCTTTGCTATTGACCAAGCTTTCTTAAGGCCTAATCCTTCGAATCCTACAGTCTCAAGTAGTAATACTAGCTCGTCGTCTGTAAGCATCTCAGATGGCTTGTAAATCTCTTTACTAAAACTATCTAAGACTTCTTGCTTTAATTGGGCTTCAGTTTTCACTAAAGGCTTTACAGTTAGTGCATTAGCAGGTGATCCAGAAAACAAAAACAGTGTTGTAACTGTTATTATCGTCCAGTCACGAACTAAATCGCTAAACTGTTGTTTTATATTCTCCATTGGCATTTCCTCCTCTAGAGATAACGAACTATAAGAATAGCATTGATTGTAAACACCTGTCAAGTTAGTCAACCAGAACATAATCTCACATTTTGATATATGTAAAAATATTTTTAACCCCTAGACCGCTAAATAAAAGTTTGATACACTAGGACTTCATTCAAAAATTAGAACCGCCAGGCGGAGAAAAGGTCGTATAATAAATGTCACAAACTATTGAAAATCCTTATGAGAATTTCATTGCTTTATCTAGATATGCAAAATGGGTAGAGTCTGAAGGTCGTAGAGAAACTTGGGGAGAAACAGTAGATAGATATTTTAACTTTATGACTAATCATCTAAAGGTAAATCATAACTATATTCCAAATGAAAAGCTAGTTGCGGAATTAAAAGAGTTTGTATTTGAACGAAATGTTATGCCATCAATGC